AACCAAATGGTAAAATTCGTACATCGTTCCCACCATCAATAGGAGGAAAAGTACTCCATAAATATATGGAAGACCAAAAACAGAGCCTAAATAAACAGCCAGCACAACGGAAATCACATACGCCGTCCCGCTTACAGTTCGCTTTACTAACTCACTCATCCTCTTTTTCTTTTAACAACCCCCTAGCACGCACAACATTCTCGCTGGGTACAACCAAACGATAACGACTTATCGAAGGATACACAGAATCGTGCAAACTCAACACCTCCGACTCAATCCCATTCGACTCCAACAACGCTTTCGCGGCCTGTAATTGAAATAAATCGTTTAACTCACAGAGTACAACCCACTCCATTTCGCTGCCACTCACAACTGTAACTATTCTGACGGTTCCCTCCCATCCACCTTTTCTTCGGAATCTTTTTGCCGATCCGCGTTACCCCCTTCGCACGTACAACCACTCCCTGCACCCTCCTCCTTTTGTTTCTCCTCCCGCTGCACCTCGCGAACCATAGACTGCCTCAACTCTTCTTGCCTCGTATGCGACAAACTCGGACCATAAATCTTTTCCAGATCCTCCGCAAAGATTACCTCATCTTTTATCAAAAGCTCAGCCAGTCGATTCAATCCCTCCCTATGCTCTAGTAAAATATCTTCTGCCTTTTTGTAAGCCCTTGCCACTAATGCCGCCACCTCCGAATCAATCTTTTCCGCGGTGCTTTCGCTATATGGTTTATTAAACGCATATTCACTCTCCCCGGACGAATCATAATAGCAAGCATTAATCAGCTCAGAAGACATTCCGTAATACGCCACCATAGCGTACGCCATCTTATTAACTCTCTCTAAATCATTAAGCGCACCCGTTGACAGCTCGCCAAACACCACATACTCATCACCAAACTTACGAGCCATGTGAAGTAGATCATACGCAGCCCATGCCGGGTTATCCGCGCGTTGGACTTCGTACTTTTGTTGATACGGGTTGAACACATACACGGCGGAGCGTTCTTGTATCCAGGATACTTCAGGGTCAGAGCCGTTAAGTTGAGATGTGGCCAAAGCTTTAATACCAATTAAGGCCTTACCAGGATGTACGAAGTCATCATATATAATCTGCGTTAACTGGTTCCAGTACACTTTATTGTTGTATCGAATAGAGCTACCGTCCTTACTGGAGCAACGAACACGGACTTCATACTGCGCCTTATCGAGGTTATCAAATCGATACACACGATAGAAAGCGGTGTTAGTAGCCTCTGTGACACTGCCTTTATAGTCACCCTCAGCGATTTCCGCATCAGACTTTTGACGAGTGAAGGACCATCTGTCTCCGGATTTCTTAACGAAGGCTTGCATACCCTTTTGATTGGAGAGTGGTAACTTATGCCACTCCTCGTCCGCCCCAACTTTCCGGATTTCAGCATCAAGAGTAACCGATGTAGCATCCATACCGCCTGTATCATTGGAGTAATACAAGCCATTAGGGAAGCTGATAGTTAACTCGATAGCGTTGCACGCATCCCCTTGTACACGTTGCGTACTCCATCCGGTTTTTAATTCGTAATTGAGTACTTGGTCCGCATAGTTATCGTTGAAGTTAGGGATAACGGTTTGGTCATTGGTACCTAGGCGTATATCCACCTGTACATCTTGGTAGTTACTAATTGGATTGGCGTTGATGCGGATATCCTCAATTTTGGATAACTCGCCTTCGCCGGCGCAATATAAGAGGTTGAGGTACTGCTTTTCACCGTCACTGATAATGTGACGTGATAAAAGGAGCCCCGCGCTCTTCATACGGCCATATGTCACGGCTAGAGGGTACCCTTGACCGGTTACAGTCTTAGCACCACCCCATCCATACGTGTTAGCCTGTGCAGAGTCCGTATGGGACCGGTCAGCCTTTGGTTGGGTTAACTTATTGACGAGCATATTGCCAATCATACCAATGGCCATGGAAAGTACTGTACGCCATATTAGACTTTGGATACCAAATATAGCACCACTTGCGATACCGCCTGTGGCGATACTAAGGCCTATTGTTAAGATGATTCCAAAGAACTTACCGTCGATTTGAGGCATGGCCACGATATAATCGCCATCGTTAACAATGGTATCAAGCGTAGCCTCTTGGCCATTAATGGAGTATACCCAGTCGCCATCTTGCTTAGCATAAAAGCTTAATGGCATATCCGCCTTATAAGGGCGGTATTGTGTTTCATGCTGATCCGGTTTAAACGGATTCCTTACTAGCACTACATTAATCATCGGCTACTCCTTTCTATCGTAAATATGTTTAAGCCTTGGAACGTATTTCGAGATATGCTCAATGCATACGCCACTCGGCTTAGTAGCGTGAATAAACCTTCCATCGCCTAGATACACGCCTACGTGGTCGAGCTCCTTACCTTTAAGGGAGAATACTAGGACACTGCCCTCCGTAGGTTCCTTGACCTCTTGCCACTCATCCATAAGGATATTGGTGTAGTTAGGAAGTATAACACCGTTACGGCGATACACCTCAGCCACTACGTCCCAACATTTTAGCTCCTCGAATGGAGTGCCAATCATATCGGTCAAATCACTTGTTAGATGCATACAGACCTCCCTGTGGAATCGTTGGCTCGCCTCCGAATCGAACGCTATTCCCCAGTGCCCTACATCGTGACAAAGTCTTATTACACTCGGATTCATTGCCTTTGTATCCGCACTGAACACCTTTGAACTTAAATGGGCAAAAGTCTTTCATGATGCGGACCAATGGGAACCGACGTGTGAAACTAAAATCCGTACCGAGTGTGAACTCCATCCATTCAGCATTAGCAACGGAGCCGGTAATAACGAAGTGCTCTTCTACCTCGCACACATTCGGTACATTTGTATTTATTACACGAACAATGACATTCGCACCGGTGAACCCTTGATTATCCTCTGCCAGGCGTTGGATCGTCCGTGTCACGTTGGACACGGACAATTTCACATTTGGAAGGTCGGTAGAGTTATGGTTGACGTCCGCTAATTTGAATGGGAACGCGATATACTTGTTCCCTTGAAAGGTGATATCCTCTGTGTTATACACGAGCCGGACGATATCGCCTTTGTATTCAATATCAAGGAGCATGAGCCATACACCTGTGGCGTCTATTTTGTTTTTCTCCAAGATAGAAGCTGTTGAAAGTGTTAACATGTTATGCCTCCTGTAATTTCACGGTACCAACCCATATGCCGTAGTCATTCGCTGCGAAGTCTAACTGATCACTGAATCGTACCTGGATAGTTTCCTTCGTTTCAGGGTTCGTCCAGTCGAATACTGTCGAACAGTTGACCTCATCAAAGAACGCTCTTAGCCGTAAGTACTCGGAGGTGGGCACCTTATAGTTCACGTTATATGACCGTAGGGCCTTAGTAGTCTTACGACGACTAATAATCGTCATATTCTCCACTTGGCCTTTATAGGTCATATCCGGTGTAGTTTCTTGAATTGGATATATTGGATATCTAATGTTTGGAAATGTTGCCATGATTAACCTGCGGCTGCTTTAATAGCGTCGCGCGCACCCCCTTTGTTATTCGTTACGGCCTTAACCATTACATCGATGATGTAATTTTCGCCATCAAATCTCGAGCTTTGTTGCTCAGATTCAAGGGCTTGGCCAGATTGGTTGATGATGTTAACAGTGACGTTATTCCCCTGATTACCACCCAGCATCTTACGAGTTTGACTAGCATTATAGATACGATGTGAAGCGTTGAATTGAAGGAGCTCAGGTCCGTTTTCACCGACCAATGTCATACCTGTAGGCGCTACACCGCCGGATGCGAACTTACCCATACTGTTGCCAGTAAATGCAGCGCGGAAGGAACCACCACCAGAGAATGAAGATACGTTCCCGCGTCCTATCCCTATATTTCCTATGCCTCCAGCCACGCGACCGAATAGGCTTTGTAACTTAGGTTGTAAATATTGTTGGAATGATAGGTTCACCATCATCTTGATAATGCTGTTAGTCATATCCTTGAATATACTAATGAGTCCCTTACTGAAGGACTTTGTACCCGTGGCCATAGCCTCGAGATTACTTGTCCAAGTCGAATTGATATTACTCATGGTACTGTCAAAGGTCGACTTCGCAAGGTCAGCATAATTCACTGTTTCCTCTTGATATTGGCGTGCTGCTTCCTTCAATCGAGATTTCAAGTTACGCCCTGCCATCTCCCATAGCTTTTGTTGGGCCTCAACTAGGTTCTTCTCAATCTGTAGGCGTTGCGTAGCCGTCATCTGTGCATTAGCTAGCTCGTCCTTGGAATAGTCGATATAGGCCTGTAGCTGTTCGGCCAATATCGCATCGGACTGCTCTTGAGTAAGATGGCCAAGTTTCACCAGGTTGGACTGATGATCTAAGGCCTCCGATGTCTGCGTATAGGCAAGCTCTCTGATTTTCTGCTCTGTATCGGCTACGAGTTTCAATCGTTCCGACTCTGCCTTCTTCTCAGCGAGTTTCTTATCCCCTACGGCCTTGGTGTACTCGCGAACGTTGTCATCAATTTGAGCCTTTTGTGCATCGGACTCAGCCTTGATAAGTTGGAGTCTGTCCCCTGTACGTTCAAGGTCAAGTTTCGTAATATCTTCATTCATCTTACGAACACGGATTGTTTGATTACGTTCCGCCTCCGCTAGTTTCTTTTGATATACTTCTTCGTTCTTGGCTCTTGCCTCGGCCACTAAATTGGAGTTGGCCAACGCTTGCGCGTTAGCGTTCTTAAGGGCATCATTAGAGGCTGATGCGC